AGGGTTTGGTTATGAGAAAGTTCAAGGTTGGTGATTTGGTTCGTGTAGAGTTTTGGGATCATTGTGAGGGTGGTGATGGTAATTTGATGAGGTGTTGTGTATATGGTGAGTGTAGGGGTTTTCATAGTGATCGTATTATTGTGTGTGGGTGGAGTGGTTTGGGGTGTGAGGATGACGAGACGTATTGGGTGATTGGTCGTGCGATGGTGGTTGGTGTGGATTTGTTGGTGAGGGCTTGATGGTGGTTGTGAATTAGTGCTTGCAAATTTCGTTAGGGTGTGCATCCTTTGTGGGCATGAATCCTGACGAAGAATTATTATTTACTCGGTCGCACATTGAGGGTTTGGAGCGGCGTGTATTTGCTGCTGAGGAGCGTGCTGGTGAGGAGGCTGCTCGTAGGGCTGCGTTGGAGGTTTTGTTGGTTGAGGCCAGGAAGCAGGCTGTTCGGCATCGTAATGAGAATGTGACTGGTGATGTATGGGAGTGTGGGCGTGATGTTGATCCGTTGCCGTGGGAGGTTGAGCCTGACGCTGATTTGTTGGTTGAGTTGAGTAAGGAGTTTGATTTGGAGCCGGTTCCTTGGGGGTCGAAGGAGGAGGAGTTATGAATGGCAAGGAAAATGCGGTTGCGGCTGAGTTATTGGATTTGATTCAGCATTGTGCGAGGACTGAGCCTGAGAAGGCTAGGCAGTTGAGTGAGGCGTATAAGGCTTTGTGTGCTGCCTTTGAGATTCGGGTGAGGGCTGAGGAGGAGCGATGAAAAGACCAGCAAGGAATGGTGATGAGCAGGACTGCTTCTACGCGAGGAAATTGCTTAAAGTGTTTGACAGGGCTGGTGTAGCGGCTAAGACAAAGAAGCGTGCGCGGCGTAGAGAGCGCAGGGAGACAAAGGAAAGCAAACATGACGATTGAGCATTTACGGAGCAAGGTGGGTGGGATTACTGGTATCCCTTGGAGTATTGTTGAGGGGCCGCGTAGGACGCCTGGTGTGGTTCGTGCGCGGTGGTTGATGTTGTATTGCCTGCATCAGCTATGTCCTTGGATGGGGACGCATGAGTTGGCCGAGAACATTAACCGGGAGTGTCACGGCACAGCGATTCATGGTTTGAGGAAGGCGAAAGCATTGTATGATTCTGATCCGTTGTTTCGTAAGCAGGTTGACGATGTCTTAGAAACAGAGTAGAAAAGACCATGAAGCTACCGAACAGTGATCCGCATATGATACATTGCGATTGCTGTCGCGAGCTTGTGGTGTTTCGGGAGGCTTTATACGATTGTGAGTTGCAGGAGTTTGTGTGTGGTGATTGTGCCTTGGACTTGAACACTGGTGGATGGGCGTTGTCTGATGCTGGCTATGATTCTTGCACGGGCAAGCGGGTTAAGGAGATGCCTGACAGACAGGGGTATGAGGGGTGGAATCTGTAATCCTTAGTGCAGAGGTTGACATTACACTACAAAACGTGTTAAGTGTCTGCCATGTCTAGAGGAGACTCCTACCAATTACAGGGCCAAGCTGGGGGCGATGCGCTCACTTCCACTGAAGGCTCTACCACAGGCAAATGGCGCGTTATTCAAGTTGTGAATGATGCTGTCTTTACCGACCTTGTTACAGGAAACAACGGCCCCATTAGCACCATTGCAAACCTAGAGGGTATTACCCACCTTGCTGGAACTACCTTGTTTGGTGAGTTCACCACGATTCATGTGGCAAGCGGTGTGGTGATTGCTTACAAATAAGCCCTATGTCAAAATACCGTTCATACGGTAGTCCATACGGTAGTCTTGACGACCGGCCCCTTGTTGATGGAGACACTGGTTTCATCGGGATTAACCAGCGCGAGCAACCGAACCAGTTAAAGCCTGGCGAGGTAGTTCTGAGTAAGAACGGACGCATTGATGGTTTCTGGCAACCGCGCAAGGGCATTACGCTAAAGAGCGGTGCGTTGACGACCACTACCCTGCCGCTGGAGGTAAACTTTGGTGTCATTTCTACCCCTATTGCGGTTAGCACAGCGAGCCGGTCGAGTAATGTGGTTACGATTAACTTGGCATCTGGTCACAACCTCGGTGCTGGTTTTGTTGGTCACATTACGCTTGGTGATCCAGATAATGCGACAGCTCCGCTGACCGGGACTGACAACGTGGTTGCTGGCTCCTATGAGATGACTTACGTTGACGCTGACACGTTGACGTTTGCTCACACGGGTGCTGACGAAAGCCTTACTCCTGACGGCACGTATGGCATTGTTGCCACGACTATTGACAGCGGAGCGGTTTCGCAGATCAATGGTAGCTGTATCTTTAGCGACCCCGCGAACAATCTGGACGAGAGCGTATTCCTTGCAACCAACAATGATTGCAAGAAGATCGCGCTTTCCGATTACAGCATTACCAGCATACCCTATCCATCGACCACATCGTTAAATGGTGAGGTTGATTTGGTGCAGGCGTTTGACAGGGTTTACTTGTTCAATAACGGAAGCAGAACATGGGAGTATATACCCAATGGTCGCAACGTAGAGGCTGCTGACTACACCGGTTCTAGTGGCGTAGTGGAGGTGACACTGACAGACCACGGTTTTACCGCTGGGGACACCGTGACCACGGCAGACATTACGTTTGCTACGACCGACCCCAACGGAACGCACACAGTAACGTCCATTGTAGACGAAGATACTTTTCAGTATGTCATTGCTTCTGGTGGTGTTGACGAACCATACACGGCCAACACTGGCACGGCAACGTCATCTGGCTTTAGCCTAGTGCCAGCGGGGTCTTACACCCAGCCACAAGCCTTTAATATTGCTGGAAACGCGTATGGTGTGAGCAGCGCAGGCAGCAGCAATCAGGTGCGTTTGACGGTTGCTGGCAACACCACCATTAAGGCGGGTAGCTTTATTACGATTGATGCCACTGATGTTACGGAGCTTCAGCCCTTGGTGGGCAACCGCTACGAGGTTAGCAGCGCAGACAGCACGGACATTTACTTTAACGCACCGATTGGTGATGTGACCTACGCCTCTGGCTCTGCCACCGAGTATATCGAGTTTAGCGGCAACTTCAGCGTGGGTGGTGGGTTCATTCATTCTCCAGCCCCTCCTTGGGGTGTGCCGCACCAACGCCGTCTGTGGTGTCCATACTTCTATACCCCTGCCGGCACAGGCACTAGCCCAACTTATACCGACCGTAAGGTGCGTGATGAGATTTGCGTAAGTGACATTCTGGACTCCAACACGTTTGATGCCATATCGTCCCAGTTCCGGGTGACTCCTGGTGTTGCCGACTACCTAGTAGGGCTGCATCCGTTCTACGATGACAGCATGATTGTGCTAAACCGCAACAGTATCCACCTAATTCGTGGGACTAAAGGTTCCTTGGCTGACACCACAGTAAACGAGTTGACCCGTGAGGTTGGTTGCTTGGCTAGAAAGAGCGTCATATCTCAAGGCAACAATGTTTTCTTTTTGTCTGACAACGGTATTTACGGCTTGGCTTTCCAAGATGAATACAACCTTCGTGGCGTGGAGCGTCCATTAAGCGAGAAGATACAGCCGTATATTGACAGGATCAACAAGACTCTGGCTCTTAAATCGGTGGCTGTCTACTTTAACAACCGCTATTACATTGCTGTCCCGCTGGATTCCTCTAGGGGTGCTAATGATGCGCGTGGCAACAACACGGTGCTTATTTTTAATATGCTTAACCAAGGCTGGGAAAGCATTGACACCTATGGTGCTGGCGACTTTTTTGTGGACAACTTTCTGATTGGACAAGACGAGGACAGAAACAACCTATACATTATCAATTCCCAAGGTGGTTTGCATCTGTGTGATGACACTGATGAAGCGCGTGACATTTACTCATTAAGCGTCACGGGCAGCTCCTCGCAGAATGGTATTGACTACCAATTAACCACACGTGGATACGGGTTTAACAACCTAGACCGCAAGAAGTTTAAGTCGGCACAAGTTCAGATGCGCTCGTCCACAGACAATGCTAGTGACGTAGACTTTCGTTTTGCTTCCGAAGATCCAGACACCACCGACTACAAGGTAACAGACATTGAAACATTGCTAGACACATCCATTGGTTTGCCAGGACAGCTTAACGCAGACGAAACCGGCAACTTCAGATTTAGGTTGGGAAATCCCAGAGGCATCTACGGCACGTTGACAATTCAAGCTAAAACAGTAGGATTGTCCTCAGTAGGTCGCCCCAAAGTTACATCGGTCAAAATGGATGCCGACACAACGAACAGGCAAACCTTAACACAATACTAAAATGGCAATTTTATCCAAAGGTCAAACCTTCGCTGATGGCGATGATGTGACGCATACCAAGCTCAACAATTTGGTGGACGCGGCCACATTCGTGTCTGGTGCTTCTGGCACGACTGACGACAGCTCTCTAGAGGTGAATGGTTCTGGTCGTTTGCAGGTAAAGGCTAGTGGCATAACCACGGGCAAGATTGGTGCGAGCGCAGTAACTACCACAAAACTTGCCAGTTCTACTGGTGCTTCCGATGGCGTGACCTTTGCCAAGATTCAGTATCTTAGTGACATGACCGTGATTGGTAATGTGAGCGGTGGCCTTACCACCCCAACAGAGGTTTCTATTCTCGATGAGGATGATATGTCCTCCGACTCAGACACGTCACTTGCCACTCAGCAAAGTATCAAGGCTTATGTTGGTTCTGCTCTTGCTAGTGGAGCTATTGATGCTGGGCAGTCGTGGCAGGACTTGACTGGTTCCAGAGCAGTCAATACCAACTATACCAACAGCACAGGAGGCCCGATTATGGTTTATGCGCGGGTTGGAAATTCTGGCTATCAAAACATCAAAATTACCTCAGATGGGATTGAAGTGGCACAAGCCACATCCACCAATACCGGTGGCTCAACGGGTTGTAACGCCATCATACCTAATGGTGCTGTTTATCAAGTAACTGTCGTGGCTGGAGGAACCACCCTACAAGCCTGGTCTGAGCTTCGTCCTTAATGCAAAACCCACCCTATATTGAGGCCAAGCGGCTTTATTCTGAACTACACAATCAAAAACAAGAAGGCGACAATTTTCAAGCAGCTATCGAATGGATGCAAAAAAACGGAGCCGTAATATCTTTACCACACACCTTCCTTATGGGCTACTTCAGCAAACACACAGAACCTACTACGCCAGTGGCGTATGAAGACGCTGATTGCGTCTTTGTGGTTCTTTGCGTTGGCGACCCGGTTGCCGCGCTTGAGCAGCTTGTTGAGCTTGTTGACTACACCGCCTATGCGCGGGATTTCCGAGGCGATACAAAAGTTCGCGTGATTCCGATTGAAAAACTATACTACCAAATATAATGGGCAGCTTATTCTCCAAACCCAAAACGCCTCAAGTCCCCAAAGTTGATATTGAGGGTGACATTCGCAAATACGTCAGCGGCTACCAAAAGGCGTTGCCTGATGTAATCTCGTCAGAGCGCGAGTATCGTCCTCAGTTCTTGGGCCTCAACCTTGGGGACATAAGCACTTTTTTGCAAGGGACTGATGACCAGATGGGTCTGTTTGGATTAGGTCGCCTATCGCAACAGGAGACGGCACAGAACCTTGCAGCAGCTAGGCAGGCTGACTTGGCATCCATGATGGGCATGGCCCCGCAGTTCCGTGGATTTGCACAGGCATTGTCTCCAGAAGCGCAAGCACAGGTGGAGGCTTCTGCGGCAGAGGCGGCTAGGGCATCACAAGCGGCTAGGCAGTTGACACCCCAAGAGCAGCGCATGGCAGATCAAGCGGCACGCGAAGCATACGCGTCCCGTGGCAGATTGATGGGCAACGAGGCTGTATCAAGCGAGATACTTAACCGAGAAAACATCATGGCACAAAAACGTGCAGAGGCTACGCAAGCACGCAACGCCGCATTTGGTCAAGCGCAAGAGTTCTACACTCGTCCAGGTTTGATGGCGTTGGGAAGCGCACCACTTTCCTACCAAGCAGGTCAACAGCAATTAGGCATGGGTCTTGGTGCGATTGGCTCGGCTACCCCGCAGATGATTAACCCTGATGTTGGTGTGAATGTTGGCATGGCTCAACGCGCCAATCAAACGCAAGCCAACATTGCTGGGGCGCAAGCAAAGGCGAGCTGGGCTTCGGGCATTATGGGAGCTTTAGGTGGTGCTGCTCAGGGCATTGGTGCGGCTGGCGGCATGGGTGCATTCTTTTCAGACATCCGTCTAAAAGAAGCCATTACACCCACTGGTGATGCTACCCAAAACGGCATCCCAATCTATACATACCGCTACATTGGAGACAAACAGAAGTATCGCGGCGTGATGGCACAGGATGTTCAGCGCATCCAACCAGATGCCGTTGTTCAAACCGAAAGCGGCTACCTTGCCGTTGATTACAACAAGAT